ATAACGAGAGCAGGCGAACACTTCAACTTCCAATGTCCGCTCGCTGGTGCTTATGGCATCGGAAAGAGTTGGGCGGACACACACTAAACCAACAACCATAAGGAGGCTCAGTGAATGAGTTGGCTCTATTTGCAGGGGCCGGAGGGGGAATCCTTGCGGGCAGACTCCTTGGATGGAACACCGTATGTGCCGTCGAAGTTAATGAATACTGTCAACAAGTCCTACTCCAACGGCAAAGAGACGGAATCCTTAGTGAGTTTCCAATTTGGGATGACGTTAGAACCTTCGACGGAAAGCCGTGGCGAGGGCTCATCGACGTTATCTCTGGCGGATTCCCATGCCAAGACATTTCAACAGCTAATACGTCAGGTCAAGGACTGGCCGGTAGTCGCTCGGGTCTTTGGTTCGAGTATCTGCGAATCGTTAGTGAAGTTCGGCCTCGCTTTGTCTATGCGGAAAACGCACCCACATTGCGTAAGCGTGGACTCGGCACAATCATCAAAGGACTTACCGACCTGGGGTATGACGCACGATGGGGAGTGTTGGGGGCTGGGCATTTCGGTGCAGTTCATCAACGAGCCCGAATGTGGCTGGTGGCCCACCTTGACTGTCCAAGACGCCAAGAACAACGGAGGACCATCTCAACACCGACGAAATACGAAACCTGTGAACGCCTTAGTCAATGGTCCAGTGAACCCCGAGTGGGCAGAATGGTACATGGGTTGGCCCGTAGGGTGGACCGACTTACGGCCATTGGAAATGGACAGTTTCCAGTCGTGGCTGCGGCAGCATGGAACGTACTCACTAGCGACTTGAACATTTCTCGGAACTAAATGCTCACAACCTACGCTATCGTTGCCTTCACGATGAGAATCATTCTCCTCGTGTGGGCCATCTACTTCCTCCTCACTCCCGAGGACGGCCCGACTCTCCTAAAAGGAAATAAATGGAACCGCACCAATATCAGGACAAGCCTGTTGTCTACATCTCGTCGCCTTACACCAAGGGCGATCCTTCGATCAATACGAAGTTTCAGTGTGAAGCGTTCGATGTCCTCCTCAAAGACGGACTCGTCCTCCCCTTCGCTCCCCTCGTCGGCAGTCACCTACAACAACTCGTCCGACCCCTCTCCCACAAGCAGTGGCTCGACTACGACCTCTCGCTGATCCAAGCTGGATGCTTCGCTGCCTGCCTCCGTCTCAACGCCACTGGCCCTAACGGTTACATCCAATGTGAGTCGGTCGGTGCTGACGCCGAGGTGGAGGTTTTCGATCAGTTAGGTCTACCTGTCTTTGACAACGTAAGCGAGTTGTATCAATGGGCGATGGGCTTGAAGGATCACCAGGTAGTTATGTCTGAACCTCGACCAATCCAAAGATAATCCGTTCAATAAATACACGAACTAAAGGAACCGCATGTCACGAGTTTTAGTAGTGGGCGACGTTCACGAACCCGTCTCCCATCCCGGCTACCTGTCCTTCTGTAAAGATATTTTCGAGTCCTGGGATTGCGACACCGTTCACTTCATCGGCGATGTCGTTGACTGGCACGGCGTAACCTTCCACGCACGACACCCCGACGCACCTGGCCCACGCGATGAATACCTCCAAGCCAAGCGAGGGATCAAACGTTGGGCGACCGCCTTCCCTAATGCCACCGTCAGCATCGGCAACCACGACGAGCGTTGCATCCGCCTGGCCGAGTCGGTCAACATCCCCTCGAACATGCTCCGCGACTACGAAGATGTGTGGATGACGCCCGGCTGGAAGTGGGAACACGAAACCGTCATTGACGAGGTTTACTACTTCCACGGAACAGGCATGGGCGGGGCATACGCCGCGTACAACGCCAGCAAGAAAATGTGCATGAACGTAGTCATGGGCCACGTTCACAGCAACGGTGGCGTCAAGTGGACCACCACGCCTACCGCACGCTTCTTCGGCATGGACACCGGATGTGGAATTGACGACCGCTCGGCGGCGATGGCCTACGGCAAGCACCTCAAGACCCGTCCGTGTCTGTCGGCTGGTGTCGTCATCGACGGCATCCCTTACCACGAGATCATGCCCGCTGGACCCGGCGAGAAGTACCACCGAAGTCGGTTCGGTTAACCAAGGAGATCAGATGGACGCTAACTACTTCTACCTGACAGGCAGCATCCTGTTTGCGGTAGGAACTTTAATCAACATGCTTAAATGAAGGCGGGAACAAATGACCAAACGAATCGCTCTCATTGACGGCGACATGCTGTTATTCCGTGCCGCGTCAGCGGTAGAGACGGAGACACAGTGGGACGACGACCTCTACACCCTTCACTCCGATGTCAGCGAGTCCTTCGACTACGCCAAGAAGTTCCTCGATGAGTTGGTACAGAAGGCGTCAGCGACGGAGTTCAAGCTCTGCCTGTCCGCACCTGGCTCACGCTACTTCCGACACGACATCGCCGCCGACTACAAAGCCAAGCGAGGCCGCAAGCCTGTAGCTTTCAAGGCTCTCATCGAGAGGGCTAAGGAGCAGTGGGGCAGCGTCATCAAACCGATGCTCGAAGCTGACGATGTGATGGGGATCATGCAGACGGCCTTGAAGGACGAGACGGTCATCGTCTCTGGCGACAAGGACATGCGGCAAATCCCCGGACTCCACCTCGACCTCCTCAATGCCTACCTCGGCGTCGAGACGGTCGGTGCGTTCGAGGCCGATTACCTGTTCATGCTTCAAACCCTGACTGGCGACACTACGGACAACTACACCGGATGTCCGAAGGTGGGACCGAAGAAGGCCGAAGACATCTTAAAGCCAGCTATCGAATCTGAGAACTTCATCGAAACCGCGTGGCCTCTGGTTGTCGCTGCTTTCAAGAAGGCAGGCCAGGACGAACAGGAAGCCATCCGTCAAGCTCGTCTCGCCCGCATCTTGCGGAGCGATGACTACAACTTCAAGACCGAAGCCGCAGTGCTTTGGAATCCACCGACCATCGGAGAAGTTGCATGAAAGTTGACCACGTATGCAGTGAAGAATGTCTCTGGTGTAGTCACAATCTTCGAGAACGTCTCTTTTATCGGGACAACAGACCGAGAGAACTTATGGATCAAAACAACACCCCTGTCCTCCAAGACTCAGGCAGTCGGCGATCCTTCAACACCGGGGCGGTGCGAGACGCCGCCGAGGACAAGCCCAGGCCCGACCTAATCTGCCCATTTGCTGTAGAACGGCTCGGCTGGCAACTCAAACACGGTGCGGCCAAGTACGCCGAGCGGAATTGGGAGAAGGGGATGCCGCAGTCTGTGATCCTCGCTTCCCTCGAACGACACATCATGCGGTTCAAGCAGGGCGACTACTCGGAAGACCACCTCGCCGCCATCATGTTCAATGCGATGGCTCTGGTGTCCCAGGACGAGCGGATGCTTCGCGGCCTCCTTGACCTGGGCCTGAATGACCTGCCGTACCCCACTCTTGGCGGGAAGATGGTGGACGTTCGTATAAGCCAAGACTAATTCTTGGGTTAAGCGATAAACCGCATCATCTACACGAACTGAGGAACCCAAATGTTTCAAGGTTATGACGACAGTGATTCGTCTGAACTCGATGGAATCTTCGGCGATGAGCCCGAAATCATCGAGCCTCTACCCGATCAGTCGCCCATCATCTCTGCCGACCTCATCGACTACCTGGAAGCTCGCTTCCCCTCTCGATGTCCTCACATCCACGAAGACGACAGAACTATTTGGATGAACGCTGGCTCGGCCTACGTGGTCAGCGTCCTCCGACAGCTTCGTGTTCTGCAAGAGGAGGAGCGGAGAGCGAGTCCTTAACCCCCAACCCCGACCAAGGAGTCTTCCTGCCTATGTGTTCACCCAAAGTCTCAGCACCGCCGCCTGTCGAACAGCCGCCGCAGATCGTGGAACAGCCGAAGGCTGACCCGGTTGACTTAAAGGTTGGCGACAAACGTAAAGACACCAAGAAGCGACGAGGGCTTTCAGCATTGCGGATCGGCCAGCCTACATTGGGTGGCACGAGCAGCAATGGCGTGAACCTCGGCTAACACACCCGAGGACCACCGACAATGAAGACTTCCGAAGCAAGGAAGCGGTACGAAAAACTTTCGCCGCTCAGAGATCGCTTCGTCATCAACGCCAAAGAAGCCGCGAAGCTGACGATCCCTTCTCTGTTTCCTGAAACCAAATCAAGCAAGGCAAACCTGCCTTCACCGTGGAATGGGCTCGGGGCACGAGGCGTCAACAACCTCGCGTCCAAGCTCATCCTCGCTCTGTTCCCTCCCACGCAGACGTTCTTCAACCTCTCCGTGAACGAGGACATCCTGAATCAGCTTCTCAAAAACACAAACGCCGATCCCGCTTCCGTTCGTGCTGAAATCGAATCATCGCTCTCTCGCGTCGAACAAGTCACCTTGCACGCTATGGAGGCCGATGGCTTCCGATCCGGCATGTTCGAGGCAATGCGGTATCTCATTGTCTCCGGCAACAGCTTGATTTACCTGCCCAAGACAGGAGGCGTCAAGGTGTTCCGCCTCGACTCTTATGTCGTGGAGCGGGACGCCGCCGGGAATCCTCTTGAGATCGTGGTTAAAGAAACCATCGCCATCTCTGCACTCCCGTCTGAAATCCGCGACCACGTTAAGAACAAAGCCACGAGTCGTCGCGGAGAATCGGTCAAGGACACGGATGAAGTGGACATCTATACGCATGTCGTCCTCAAGGATGATAAGTGGCAGGTCCACCAGTGCGTAGAGGATGAGGAGATTCCCGACTCGGACGGGTCGTACAACAAAGATGAATGCCCATACGTCCCTCTACGCTTCGTCCGCGTGTCGGGTGAAGCCTATGGACGAGGCTACGTCGAGGAGTTCATCGGCGACCTGCGATCTCTCAACTCTCTCACCCGATCCATCGTGATCGGAAGCCAGGAGGCCGCGAAGGTCTACTGGATGATCCGCCCAGGTGCGTTGGTCCGTCCACGCGACTTCCAACAGGACACCGGCAGGACCATGTATGGTCGCGGAGACGATGTATCGACCATCGTGTCAGGCAAGCAGGGCGACTTCCAAATCGCTCTACAGACCGTGCAGCGGATCGAGGAACGCCTCTCATTCGCCTTCCTTCTCGCCTCCCCGAGAGACGCTGAGCGTGTGACCGCCCAGGAGATTCGTCTTCTGGCTGGTATGCTCGAAGACGCCCTCGGTGGAATCTACTCTGTCCTCGCGGGCGAAGCCCAACGCCCCATCGTTCGACGCTACCTGACCATCCTCGAACGATCCAAGAAACTTCCCGCACTCCCCATGAAGTATCTCGATCTTCGGATCGTGACCGGCGTAGAAGCTCTCGGCAGAGGCCATGAGCTACAACGCTTGGACAGCTTTCTACAGGGCGTGGCACAGACACTCGGCCCCGAGTCACTTCAAGACTACATCAAGCCCGAGGTCTACCTCAGCAAACGTGCAGCCGCTCTCGGCGTTGACCGCAACCTTGTTCGGTCTGCCGAAGAAGTGGCAAAGATTCAGCAACAGCGGGCACAACAGGCTATGGCTCAGCAAGCAGTTGGACCCGCAATTAACCAGATCGGCGGCATGGCCCAACAGCAAGTCGCCAATCAACAGCAACAGTAACCCCCGACACGGAGCAATCCCTGAATGCCTGAATCGACAACCGCAACAGCAGAGACATCGGCAACAACCGTGGCTCCGCAGAGCGAACCTCAGCGTCCTCAGAACCAAGAGTCTCTGAACACTTCCATCCCTACCCGACCAGACACCGTTCCCGAGAAGTTCTGGAACATGGAGAAGGGCGAGATCAACACCGAAGCTCTCCTCAAGTCCTACACGGAATTGGAGAAGTCGAAGTCCAAGGAAGTCGAGACGCCCAAGAAGGAAGAAGCCAAGACCGAGGAAACCAAAGTCGAAGCTGAAACCAAATCCGACTCTCCCTTCACCGAGTTCTACAACGAATACGCGGAGAAGGGCGAACTCGCCGCCGAGAGCTACGACAAGCTCGCCAAGCTCGGGATCACCAAAGAACACGTTGACCAATACATCGCCGGTCACACCGCGAACCAGGCGTCGGTCGATTCTTCGATCTACGAAGTGGCAGGCGGCGAGGACAACTGGAAAGTGATCAACCAGTGGGCAACCTCTGGTGGTCTGACCGAGGCCGAGACGAACTACTTCAACAGCGTTGTCGATTCTGGCAACGTCGATGCGGTCAAGTTCGCCGTGACCGGCCTCAAGGCCAAGTTCGACGCAGCGAAGGGCAAAGAAGCCAAGCTGATCGACGCCACTGCACCGAACACCGCCGACATCTACGCAGACGACGAGGAGATCAACTCGGACATGCGTGATCCTCGGTACAAGACCGACCCCACCTTCCGCAAGAAGGTCACTCAGAAGCTCAGTCGCACGCTGCAATATCGCGGCGTCTGATCTCAACCACAAAGGAATAACACGCCCATGCTTCAATACCTGATGAACCATTCGACTGAAATCATGGTGGCTTTGGTTGCGATCCACGCAGCCGCTAATGCCATTGTGGTCCTCACTCCCACTCCTAAGGACGATACCTTCGTCGCCAAGGTCTACAAGATCGTGGAAGTCCTCGGAGGCGTCTTTGGCAAGGCTAAGGACGGTGGCAAGTGAAGAAGTTCGTGCCGTCTCTCATCTTCGCTTCACTTCTGCTGATCGCCATCTCGTGCGTGCCCGGATGCTCGGCAGTGTCAACGGTTGAGGACCGCTACATCACCGCCCAGGACGCCTACATCTTCGCGGTCGAGACTGTCACCGACTCCTACGAGTCTGGCGACATCGACCCGAAGGACTGGAAGGAGATCATCCTCCCGGCAATCCTCGAAGGTGACGCACTTCTCGACATCTACAAGTCCTACGCCGATGGCGGGGATGTCCCTCAAGAAACTACGGACGCACTCAATCGAATCCTGGCGACTCTCAAGCCATTCGTCCTGCGTCTCGTTGAAGACAAGGAATAATCCCCATGCCTGAAAAGCTCATCGTTGAAGCTCTCTTTCGCTTGATCGACCTTGGCCTAAAACAAGCCTCTCGTGCGGAGGACAAGGAAGCGTATCGCAAGATGCGTGAAGACCTCCGTTCGGCTCTTGTTGAGCGGGCCAAGCAAGCTCAACCGAAGGCGGACTAATCTCCTCCTCAGATCATGTCTCCCGCCCACTCGGGCCGCAGTAGCTCATTCGAGCAACAGATGCCTCCGGTCGAAAGACCGGGGGCTTTCTTCATTTTAGGAGAGAGCTATGAAAGTCAAGGTAAGAGGAAAGTTCTGGAATCTCGTGTTCACGGCTAAAGGTTTGCCGGAGAACACACGAGGATTGTGTGATCCGCCTACTGCAAAGAACAAGACCATCCGAATTGAGCCTGGTCAAACACCACTCCTTGAATTGGACACGATCATCCACGAGCTTATTCATGCGGGCCTTTGGGACTTGGATGAAGAAGCTGTCGAAGAACTCGCCACCGACATCACAGTCATTCTTGATCGCCTTGGCTATCGACGCATATCTGATGATTAAGAACTACACGCTGCCTTGGGAACTTCCTATCCGTTAGGAATGCCGTGACGCGGCCCAAGGAGTCTGTAACCCGGTCGGCCTTTTGTAGCGAGCGAAAGGCACACTGCACCGGGTCATGTACCCCTCCGAAGATCGCATCTTCGGATAGACGTACCTACATGGTGCGTTTCGATTCCCCTGCCCCAACAGGCGGGAGGAATCATTCTCCTCTGTCTCACCGAGTCATCTCTCGCTCCCTTCGAGCTTGGACATCAACCACTCAGACCACTTGGCCCTTTGCGAAGGACAACCTCGCGGCGGCGGCTGTAGCTCCGTCTCTCGACACAAGCGACTGACTCATCCCCTCCCCAACTCCCCCTCTTTGGAATCAAACAATGCCTACTCTCAATCGTACCGGCCAGGCCAACGGTGCTGGCGATGATCGTGCCCTGTACCTCAAGCAGTTCGCCCAGGAAGTCATCACGCAGTTCCGTGAGACGTTCCACATGGACGGCCTGCACATGGTCAAGGATGTCTCTGCTGGCAAGTCCTGGCAGTTCCCCGTCTTCGGTAAGGCGACCAGCGACTTCTACGTGCCCGGCACGGAGATCGACGGCCAGGTCATCAACCAGAACGAGAAGGAAATCTTCCTCGACGAGATGCAGCTTGCAGCCGTCCGCGTGGCCGACATCGACGCGATGCTCGAACACTACGACAGCCGCAGCGTCTACTCGGCGGAACTGGCTCAGTCCGTCTACCGCAACTTCGAGCATTACGCTCTGCGTGCCCTCGTCGCTGGTGGCAAGGCTTCTAGCCTCATCACTGGTGGCGTGGACGCAACCGAGATCACTCTGCCCAACGGCAATACCGCTCTGACAGACGTTGACGCATCTGATGTTATCAATGCTCTGTTCGAGGCCGGTGAAATCCTCGACGGCAACGACGTTCCCCGCGAGGACCGCTACGCCCTGATCGACCCCGCGACCCGGCGTAAGCTGGTGAGCGACACCACCGCGATCAATCGTGATTGGGGTGGCGTCGGCTCGTTCAAGACCGGCGAAATCCCTGAGGTCAACGGTATCAAGCTGATCGT